TGTTGGACAATGCCGCCTGGATCTCCTCCAGGCGTCGCTCATCCTTATTCTTCGCTGTCGGCACGAGTGCCGGATCTATGGGGGTGGCCTTCGCCATGAGTGACCTCCTAGGTCTGGTTGCGTATGTTCGCTGCGAGGGTTCGCAGCGCATCTATCTGATGGCGGAGCGTGACCAGCTCCTCCTTGGTCGCCGATAGAACGGCGGCCGTCATCTTGTGGGCCCGGTATTCGTCGGCGCTCGCGAGGAACGCCCGAGATTCTTTCTCTTGCACCGAGGCTTTGACGCCCGAGTGAATCAGTTGGATGATCGCTGTGTGATGGCGGCGCTTGTATTCGACTTCGGCTTCGGCGGCGGTCTGGACTTCGACGGCATAACGGTCGGTCGAGTTCTCCATGCGATGCGATAGGCGACGGATCTCATCTTCGACCTGGCCTTGCGTCAGCATCAACGGGACCAGCCCGACTCGATGAGTGAATGTAATGCTTGATGTCCGGCGACGGAGAGCCGCCAGACGACTGATTCGACATCTGAGCCGGGGTTGATCCGACGTTGCCCGGAGTCCTCAATGAATTGGATATAGCCCTTCGGTCGGAGATCGGAGCAGCGGCGACGGGTGCCCTCGAAGCGGGTGTCGTGGGCTTGCAGCTCGCCGACGATACGGATCGTTGCTTCATGATCGGTGGCAGGGTCGGAGAACGCCCGGAGTAGTTTCGCCTTGCGTGATTTCGATGAGAAGCGCAACACATCTGTCGTTGCCCGTTTCCTGGCGGCGGCGTGCGAGGTGGATGGATCGCCATGCCTGGCGGGTGCGGAACCGACGGGATGTATTGGACGTTGAGCGAGGACGGCAGCAGCAACAGCTTCGAGGCCGTAAGCATTGATGAGCGATCGTATCCGGTCGGTGATATCCATGACGCCCGAATGATATCGGGCCGAGGTGCTTCGGGACAAGGTTTCTTGGATTGATCCTGCACCCTCGCATGTCGGGCATGGATGATCGATCAGTTCCGTGGCTGCTGGAGCGCCGAATATGTCGAGCTGGGTATGGTCGATCATTGATTTCTCCTAATCATGAGGCCGCACTCATAGGAGAGCGCGGGATGGCTGTGTACTTCGGCATGATGACCATCGCAGAGGACGACGAGGTTGGCGGCGTCGTGGATTGCCGTATCCGCTGATCCGCCCGCTCCTCGCCCTATCCGATGGTGGATGACTGATCGGCCCGTACATCGCAAATTAGAGGGGAATGCGAACGCCTGGGCTTGGCACCCTTGATCTCGTTGCATGATCTCATCCCATCGGCCTGCTGGCATCGGGTTCTTCTTCTTCTTCATCGCTGCCCGCCTCGGAGGAGGTCACGCTGCACGATGATCGAGCCGCCGCCATCCAGAATCAATGTGACCTTGTCGTCGTCGAACTGTACGACCCGTCCCCAGGGTCGCCCGATGTCATCGGACCCCGTATCAAGACGCACCCGTTGACCAATGCTGATCGCCTTCACTTCGCCGCTCCGACACCGCCGATCGCATAGTCGAAGTACCCCCAATTCGGCTCGACGCCACGCTCCTCACAATCGGTCACATAGGACGCTGATGCGATCGCCCGGCCCTCCTTCGGTGTGATGGACTGCTCTATCGGATCTGGCCGTGCCGTGTACGCCAGCTCGCGTGCCTGATGCGCCCTCGACTCTCTCATCTTCGATCGGATACCGGCGATGGTCGGCCAATGCTCTTCGTTCTCGATCCAGCGGCGAGCAGCATCGAGAACGATGTTCGTGTCGCTGCTGGCGAATGCGTTGTGCCATAGCTCCATCTGCTCGTCGGTCACGCTGGCATAAGGGTACGCAGCCTGGAGGATCGACATCATGTGGGCCATGTCGTGTGAGTTCATCATGCTTCAAGTTCTCCGTACTGGTTGTCGTGGCGCTGTCTGAATCTTGCGATCGCATCTTGCGAGCTTGAATGCCGGTCAGGCTTCGGCTTGCTCGGCGTCGGTGCTTCATCTAGCCATCGCTGCTGATGGATGAATGTGTTGGCCTGCGGAATGAATGTGTTGCCATCGGCTTGCGCTAGCGCTTCCCAGCCGGGGAGCGCTGCCATCGACGCCAGCCGTTCATCGTGGGAGAGTGTCTTCCACTTCTCTGCTGCGATTGCTTTGCCCTGCTTCTTCGGCCAGCGTGAATACCAAGTTTCAAACTTGATCGTCGGAAGAGTGAAGAGAGCCTCCGAAGGAGCGACCAATAGTTCTAGATCGTTTTCTTCAACATCGTCTTCTGAATGATGGTCTTCTATGGGGAGCGATTGACCATCGATGGCTGAACCATCGATGGCTGAACCATCAGTGGATAATCCATCGATGGTGCCACCAGGGGTTTCATAGACGTTTGTGATCCATGCGAATGTTCCGTCGGGCCGATGCTCTTGGATTCGCTCCAAGTAACCGAGCGCCTTCAATTCGTTCTCTGCCGACTTGATCGCATCGACTCCTTCGGTCCCATTGCGGGCGATCTGGGCGCGACTCGCCTCCCAAGTATCAACATGCGAGAGCAGCCACACTAGGACGCCACGAGCCTTGAATGAGAGCCGCACATCACGAAGAGTGGCATTCTGGACTTGGGTGAAGTCTCGCACATGCTTCTTGATCCGATAGGTCGTCACGTTGCGGAATCCGAAAGTGATCGGGTGTAGGATGTGCTCATTCTTCTGACCTCCAGGCGGTCGGTTGATTGGGGATGGCCCGAGCGATCACTCGGAGGATGTCCCCGAAACTTATCGGACTGGTCGCCTCCCTGCCACATCGGCGGGTTGAGGCGACTGGTCTGATAAGCGATTTGCTATCCCGAGCCATGTCGGGTATTATAGGCATGTTCCACCCGACCCCGGCATCCCGTCGAGGACAACCCTGAAACGAGAAACCAATGAACGAAGACCTGGACATCCCCATCGGCGACGAGCCGGACATCGACTACGGCACCCCGGCCCTCATGCCCGAAGGGACAGCCGAAGCGCTCGACCGGGCATCCTGGCACCTGAAGATGGCAGCGAGATCCACCGCACAACGTGACGAGATCGACGCCGTGTACCAAGCCGAGATGGACCGGCTGGAGATCCGCCGCCTCCACCGCCGCCGCATCTTCAACAACCAGATCGCATGGCATCAAGCACCGATCGAATCATTGCACCGTGCCCTCCTCCGAGACGACCCGAAGCGTAAGTCGATCGAGCTGCCCTACGGCACGTCGAAGATCCGAGTGTCGAACACGCCGACCCTGACATTCACCGACAAGGCAGCGACGCTCGCCTGGGCGGAGATCAATCATCCCGACATCCTCGGCCGGACGATCAACGTGACCGGCATCAAGTCGATCGCCAACACCTCGCCCGACTTCCGCTTCATGGTGGACGGGAACGGCGAGATCATCCCCGGTGTCGAAGCATCCATGCCCGAGCCGTCGTGGTCGGTCCAGTTCGCGGCCGACGAAGACCAGTCATGAATCATCCCCAACAGAAAGAGAACGACATGGACACGCCAGAAATGATGACGAGGTTCGCCAACGTCCTCGCCTCGGTCGAAAAGGTCGTCAAGGACCAGTCGGCCAAGATCAACGAGACATTCAGCTACAAGTATGCGGACATCAACCAGATCCTGGCTGGACTCAAACCTGTCCTCGCACAGCACCAGATGTCGCTCGCTCAGCCAATCGAGATCGCCGACGGCAACATGGTCATCACGACGCTGCTGATCTGCACCCAGACCGGCGAACGCATCGCCTTCCCAGGGCCAGGCTTCCCAGTCAAAGGCGACCCGCAGCAGGCAGGCTCGGCGATCACCTACATGCGCCGCTACGCACTCACCTCGCTGTTCGCTCTCGAAGCCCACGACGACGATGGAGGCATCGCCCACCGGGCGGAGGCGACACCCAACATGAGGACCGAAGCAGAGACGCAGATCCGTCTCATCATCTCCACGATGCAGAAGTCCGAGGTCGGCGAGTTCGTCGCGGCATTCACCGCCGAGTTCGGGTCAGCTCTGTCTGCTCTCCCCGAGGCGAAGCACGGCGACGCTCTGGCATGGACGAAGGCTCGGACCGGGCAGTGATCGACGATCAAGATGAGGGCCAACGCTGCCCGTCCGCTGCTCTCGTGATGCCCGAAATGATCCGCCGATGCTGCGGCTATGACGGGCACGAAGGCGAACACATTTGGTTACCGGCCACACATCAAGGCTTGCCGATGGCATTCACATGGAGCGACCATCACGCCGACGACGACACGGTGACCATCTGGTCGCCGTCCAACATCGAACATCAACAAGGAGAATCAGAATCATGAGCGACGCACAAGTCACACTCGTCGGGAACCTCACCCGCGAGCCGGATCTCAGATACACGGCGGGCGGTCGAGGCGTCGCCTCATTCGGCATCGCCTGCAACCGACGCTGGATGGATAAGGCGACGAACGAATGGAAAGAGGAAGTCTCATTCTTCAACGTCACGGCCTGGGCGGAACTCGGCGAGAACTGCGCCGCCAGCCTCCAGAAAGGTAACCGGCTCATCGTGACCGGCCGACTCTCGCAACGCAACTACACCGACAGGGAAGGAAACGAGAAGTCGGTCACCGAGGTCGTCGCCGATTCCGTCGGCCCTGATTTACGATGGGCGACATGCGAAGTGACACGCACCGAGCGGACCAGCTCGCCGCAGCAAAGCCAAGCCAAGCCAGCCGACCCCGTGTACGGCGAAGAAGAGCCGTTCTAATCGTGGAAAGAAAACGAAACATCGCAACGCATTGCAAGCGCGAGCACCCATTCACGAAGGCAAACACCTACATCGACGGCAAAGGCTGCAAGCGATGCAAGCAGTGCATCAAGCAGCGGAATGCTGGCACGCTATCCCACACCGGACTCCCGATGCGGAAAATTGACGGCACATGGCAACGGAAGGTCGATGGTAAATGGCAGTCACTACGCATCGAGGTCGTTGATCCATCGAAGCTCAGAGACTCGGCGCACCGTCGAGCGACCAGAGCGAAGGCAGGCCAGCAGGCAGCGCAGACCCGAACCAACATTTGGTCTTGGTCGTGAGCTGGCCTGCACCCGACCGGGGCGAGCCGACCGATCAACGCTCAACCGACCTTGCCTACGGCTGCATCCGATGGGCGTTCGCAATCGTCGCCCTGTGGGTAGCGGTCGCCGGATCTGCCATACTATGGCTGGTCATTTCGTAAGGCTGACATTCGACCACCACGGTTCTTTCCGGCTTCATTGAGTCGATCCTTTCTACCGCGGTGTCAGCCTCCCTCGTCGCCCGTACCGCATGGGCGGCGAGGGTGAGCGTCAGCTACTCGGGTAGCTGTGAGCGCCAGAACACGACCCGTTGCTGGCGATCCATGGTCGCCAGCCGTCGCCGTAGTAGCCGACTGCCATGTCGAACAGGGTGCGCCCGTGGAGCAGGTTCGTGTATCCGTCGAACAGGTGCGTGAAGTCCCAGCCGACGAGCGGCCCAACCCATTTGCGGTGGGCCCGCATGTTGAGTTGGATCAGCCCGTAGCTGTCGTCGGGGTAGCGAGGGTTGTGGGCGTACGGGTCGCCACGGGATTCGCGATGAATGATGCAAGCCAATCTCGGCCATTCATCCTCGGGCCATCCAGCCCGGATCGCTTCGTCATGCCAGTGGTCCACGTCCGGCGAAGAGTGGTGATATCTCGGCGGTGGCGGCGGCGGATTCGGTGACGGTGCCGGAGGCGGCACAACCTGCACCTGGACACCCCGCTCTGCTGGAGCAAGATCCCGACCCACAGCACCCGTGATCGCGAAAACGATGGCGGCGATGATGGCGATGATCTTGTCGATGTCTATCAGTGTTGCTCCTTCGATGGGAGCGGCCCGTACAGAGCGTGGTATCTGTCAAGCTCCGCTTCCATTGCTTTGACTCGCTCTTCGAGTTTGTCGATGCGAGTCTCCAGTCGGCCGATCAGATTGTCCGATGCCGTGAGCGCTTCGATCTGATTGCTGGCACCATTCAGCCGAGAACGGTACAGGCTGATCGATGAGCTGATGATGGTGGAGATGACGGCACCGAGGAACACCCATACTGCTTCGCTCATGAGCAACAACCTTCCGACAGCAGCCAGCTCGTCAGCCGTGAACAAGGTAGGCGCTTGTAACCGGCACCCTCGGGATCTGACCGGACATAGCGGCTGAACAGATCAGGCCGTTCCTCATTCGGAGTCTTCTTCGGGATCGACCGGATCAGCCCCTATTTCGCCGTCTACGGCGCCGGAAGCGGTAATGGGGGCGGCGGTGGCGTAAGCCGCATCAAGAACAGCGAGGACGACAGCGAGAGCATCGGCCTGCTCCTCCGAACCCTCATCCCGATACTGCGCCAAGAACACAGTCGCATTCTCATCGGAACCGACCGGGCCGTCAGCGAGCAGCCAGACCCGACCAGACCGTTCGAGATACACCGTGCCCCTCGCCGGGGTGACGATATTGTTGATGTCGTCGGCACCCTCATGCGAGCGGCCCGTCCCTGTCGGGAGAACATCAACGCCACCCACATCGGTCATCCGACCATACGGGCGACCCTCGATGACATCGAGGCCAGCGGTACGAAGTTCGTCAGCGATACTCATACCAGCATCGTAGCCCGTCCGAAACGACCGAAGCAGGGATCGGCCAGGCGTGGGCCGTCAGGCGTAACCGACCACATCGAGAATGATGTGGCACGGCGACACGTTGAACATCTGGAACTTGCCGCCGACGACACGGGTAAGTGTCGTGTTGCAGATCGCGCCAGCCCCTGCCGGATAGTTCAGGTTCGACGTGTTCGGCCGGGCACCCGAACCCCACAGCGTGATGAATCCGCCAGAGCTTGCGTCGGTCGCCGTGACAGTCACGAACACAGCCTCGGCCCTCGCCGGTATCCCGGCAGGCAAAGTCTGCGGCCACGTCCCCGACGGCAACGGATCTGCCCGCTGGTCCCGAGTGTCGAGCATACGAATTGGTTTGTTGAGCGTAATCATTTTGTTGTCTCCTGAACCTGAAATAGATGTCTGCCACGGTGGGAGGAACTCGGGCCAGCGCGCGTCAACCGATACTCCGGCACACGCAGTGCGCGCTCCAGGCATGAGCTTGTGTGGTCGCTGGTCTACGTCGGCCCGTAGCGCCCCGGTGTAGATCAACACGTCACGCAGCCACCGCCACTTATCAATCATCCGGTCGGTGACCTGCTCACCGACGCCGAGCAAGAACAGAACACCAAACGCAACATCGTTCGACCCTTTGCAATGCGCCGCCTCGAACATGCCAGCAAACTCGATGATCTGATCGTCGTCGTTCTGGCCGATCACATAGTTGTACTCGAACGGCTTCATATCAGCGAACACAGCCTGGATCTGACGGGTCACCTCGGCCGCATCCTTCCCGGCGTAGCTGATGTCGTTGCCGGTGTAGTGGGCAGTAATCATCGGCTCGTTGTAGAGCGGCGGACGGAGCGCACCAGTCGAACCTCGCACCTCGGCGGGCAGACCAGCCTCGACCCGTGACACGATGCGATAGATCATCGGCTCTGTCTCATCAGCCGCAATCTCCTGGACCTCGAAGTCTTTGATCTCGATGTCGGTGAAGTCGCAGCGCAGCCCGACACGGTTACGCCCCGACATCGTGGCCGGGAGATTCTCCAACACGTCGGCCAACACGACGCCATCCCACATGAGCGTGTAGTGGGCGTGACTGTGAACGACGATCTCAAAGTCGTGCCAGAGTCCATCCCAGAACGGGAACGGTGCGGGCTGGCGGGCGTGCTTGCGGGCGTACCCTGAGCGTGAACCGTAAGGCTCGGCGGGCCGTTCGGCCCGAAGCTCGGCTGAGATGCCGACGTGACCTTCCGGCCGGTCGTAAGTACCGAGGCCGATCAGCACGTTCTCGTCGTTGCCTGCGGCAGGCGTCGAGCTGGAGCCATACATCGGATGAAAGACTAAGCCAGGCCGATACCACGCCGGAGTGCCGTCCTCGAATACGGGCGGCGACATCAGCGAGATCGTGCGGACAGAACCAGACCAGACGTAGGGCGGTGCGTAATCCTGCTCCGACTGAAACCGGTAGTAGACACCCCTGCCATTCACGTCGCCGCTACGGGCATTACGAAGCACATCAGGCCCGGTGGCGACCCAGCCTGTACCAGCCGAGCCGGTCGGCATCATCAACATTACGCCTCCGGCAAATGCTTCGGCTCCACCGACGACCGGAGTGGCGGGCGTACCGTATTGGCGGCAGCAAGACCGTTCCCGCCGATACCAAAGATCGCCGCAGCGAGCAGCAGCCAAGACGGTGCGTCACCCTTGTCGATGAGGCCGTAGACGACAGCGACACCGACGACAGCGACACCGATCCGGTAGGCGTAGGCCCGAACCTGTTGAGGGATGTTTGTGAGCTTCATCATGCCTTCCATTCCTACTGATTGACCGTTAGTAATCGACACGGAGAAATCTGCGAGGTCAGACCCGGCTGATCGCATCGGCTACTAAGCCGAGCGTTTGCGAGTCCACCGATTCGGTAACAGACTGGGCTGCCATCTGTGCGCCGACCGTAGCCCCGTCAACGATAGGAACGAACCCTGGCTGTTCGGCTTCGTGCGGTTGGAAGAATACGATTGCGCCGTCACGCTTCACGATAACGACATCGCCAGTAGCCGGGATGTCGTTGCGTTGGTCGAGAACGTCAGCAGCAGGGACGCCGTTGACGGGGCTTGTGCGGTCCCAGATTTCGTATGTCCACAGTGGCGCTTCGGCAGCGTGCAAAGC